GTGGGCAGTTAATATGAAAGACGGTGATAGAATTGAAAAATCTTAGAGACTTAGCAAAACCTTTTACCAGTCTTATTAAGAAGGGTAAAGACGCAGGTAAGTTTGGTGACTTCGTTGAACACAGTGCAGTTAACCAAAGGTTGCTAGCTCATATAGGTCCGTTCAGTCAGAGAGTTGTAGAGATTGTGTATGACATACACCCTCAGTTGGGTCAAGTCTGCACTGGCGTAGTCTTAGAACTCACTATGACTATTGACGGCAAGGAGGTTGTTATCCAGGAAGCTGGTGATCTAGACAATCCGTTCGGTAAAGGTAGAACTAATGGCGATAGATTAAAAATGGCTATTAGTGACGCTTTAAAAAGATGTGCTATGAGAGTAGGTCTAGGACTACATCTCTATGCACAAGATGATTATTTCCTAGACAAATTATTGGAGGATAAAAATGGTACAAGCTAAGAAAATTAGTTTAACAACTGATGATATATCAGGTAATGGTGGTGCTAATCAAATTACCCCAGGTGATTATGAAGCAACAATCGTAGAAGTAGAAGACCATGTGGCTCAAAGTGGTAACGAAGGCTGGAAGTGGACTGTGCAAGTTGGAAGACTTAAACTAAGAACTTTCACTATGTTCACTGCAAATGCAAAATGGAAACTTGTTGAGTTAATGGGTGCACTAGGGATACCTATGCAAGAAGGTGAGATTAGTTTCAATCCTCAAGACTATGTAGGTAAGCCTGTAGGTGTAGAGTTGATTGAAGATAAGAACGATACTCGTTACTTAGAAATCAACAAATTCTTCCCTGTTGGTACTAAGCCAGCAACTTCAGTTAGTGAAAGTGCTGAAAACAAGGTTGACAATTCTGAGGTACCCTTTTAAAATAAGAGTATCTAAGTTTATGGCAACCTCCTAACAAGTTGACATAATGATAAAAAAACCCTCTAGCAATAGAGGGTTTTTTGTTTTGTATATATGAAAGAGATAACTATGAATTACATCTTTTTGCGAGATTTTCTCACGACTTTTTTCTTAGCTTTCTTTTTGTTTGATAGCTTTGAACCGTACATTACTTTCCAATCTTTTTCTTTGCAAACTCTTTGACGACTACTAATGCAGCAGAAGCACCTGATAAGGCAGCTAGCTGAAAAGCATTAGCACTAACACCAACTAATGGACCCACTGTTAAAGCACCTAAAAATGCTTGAACAAATGTCCAAAGAGTTTTTTCTAATACTACTTTATATTCTTCACTCATTTAATTAGCCTTCCTAATTTTAATTTCGTTTCAATGTTCTCTAGTTTAGCAATAATTGTGTCCAGTTTCTTGTTTATAAACTGTGGGTGTACCATTTCAGGTGGACTATCGTTAGTAGCTTTTACTGGATTATTTTTATTATCAACCCACTCAGATAGTTGTGGACCAGGACAAGTTGTAGATTTAAAATCTAAATGTTTTTTTAGCTCGCCACCTATAGTTTCGTGTAATTTTTCTATAGATTTTAACGCAGCTTCACTAGCCATTGTTTTATCTTTACCACCTAACCAACACACAGAATAATAATGCCTATTGCCTTCGTTAGTTCCTTGTGATGCTGGTCTAGCGTTAAAACCTCTACCTTCATATATTTGTCCAGTGTTACCAACTAAAAAACTATAAGCAATATCGTTCCAGTTTCTATCTACTTGATGTAACTTCTGAATACTTTTAAGTTGATCTATTTCTGCGTTGTTTCCTATAGCTCCTGGATAATAAGACCAATGTACAACTAGCCCTTTAACTTCACCCATAGAAGCATAAGCTCTAAATGCAGGCTTAGCACCCCATATATCTCTACTTATTATGTTCATGTTCTATACTCCCATGCTTACAATTACAAACAGTGATATAAGTACCTTTACTATTACGAACAGTATTGCAACGGTTCTTCTGTCCCATATCAATCTATCCTCCTAATTTAAAAAGCAAAGCATTAAAATTACTTTCGAGCATATCTAGCTCGCTGTTCATTTCTTCTACCATTGCGTCACAAGCATTTTGATGTGATTTGATTTCCTCTATTGAGTTAAACACCCAACCGAAAGCTGCAATCAATCCAGCAAGTAATGCACTTGTTAATTGTTTCGTATCTATCTTTAATGTAGACATTATCCCCCCATTGTAAAAGTGCCAGCAATAATAACTATTGTGGCAATTAATCCCAATACTTTATAAAATTCTGATTTGTCTAGCTTTGAATCTAGTTTTTCCTCTAGCTTGTCTAATTTTTCCAACACCATAATATTCAACTCCTTCTGTGTAAATCCGTTAGAATACTTTTCGCTGGACATTATGGTAGATCATCTTCCGACATGTAAATGTCATCACTCCAGGTATAAGCTTTATCGTAGTAGTTACGATTTTCCCAATCATAATTACTTAATCTTTTAAGAGTATAAAGAATATCTTTTAAAAAAATACCTAGTAAAAATCCTATTATGAAATCCATAAGCAGGATTATATCACGTTATTCTTCTTCTGGATTGTATAGAGTGTATTTAACTGTTAATTCTGTCAGAGGTTCTATGTTTTCATTAACCCACAAATAGTTAAAGCCTTCATATTTAATTAACTGACAGTTAGGTGTATTGCTATGGTTAATAAATCCACCTAAAGGAGTTCTTACTATCTGTGAATTGCAGTCACAAAAGATGTGAGTGATACCAAGCTTGGTATCTTTTTTGATAGGTTTTATAGCAAACAATCCTAAACCTTCTATCTTGCTAGGCATAATAGTTAAACTATTAGGTAGAGGTTTGTAATGTTGTGCCATAAGTTAAATTCATAAATTATTTTTGTATCTGTTCCAATTTTCACTCAAACTTAATAAAAATCTTTGATTATTTTGTTGATGTTCATCAAATTTAGAATTGTATTTATTTAGTTTTAATTTATATTTTTCTTTTAATTTAAATGGTTTAATCATTAATAATGGGTCTCCAGCTTTAATCATAAATTTAAATGGTTTTTCATTATTTACATCAAAATAAAATTCAAACGGGAAGTTTGTTTCGTGCCAAATATCATTTTCGACCATACCGGGTAATAATCTTATATTCCGTCTATGATGATAAAATACATCTTTAAATTCTAGTCCGTAACCTTTTGTTGTTTTAAAATAAAATGGCGAATTTAGTTTAAAAACACCAAAATTATTTATTTCATTGAGATCTAAATTATCAACTTGTTGATGATTATGTGAACTAATCCATTCAAAATTTTGTATTACTTTTCCAATTTCCATTTCCCAATAAATATAATTTTCATTTTCTTTTTTATAAAAGTAAATATCTGACCAAGCACGTAATATTATTCCATTTGTAATTTCTTCTTTTACTGCTGGACATCTTTTTATATGAAGATTATTTTTTGACCGATCTAATAATTTAAATTTATCTAAATTTTTTGTTTTTTTATACCAATCTGGTAATTGTTTATTTGCCAAAGTTGGTGGATATTTATCTAATAAAAATTCAAATTCTTTTCTTTTAGGATAAATGTCAATTTGTATCATATACAAATATTATATTAATTAATCAGTATATGTAATTGTTTCCCAAGTTTGTGTATCTTCTATCCAGTTATTTCTTTTACCAGCTTGTATATCTTCATCTGTTAAAATCGGTTCTGCAACTGGTGCAACCCATTTTAAAAGTGTTGTATCTAATGTCCAACTTTCAAATGGTTTAGGTGGAATAAAAACATCATTTATTTCATCATAAGTAAAACCAACACTAGCATAATTTCCACGAAATGCTTTTTCTTGTGTATCACTTAATGTTTTACTTTCATTAGTTAATATATAATGTTGATTGTTATAAGTGTTATATGAAGTTCTTTTACAAGTAGCATTATGAAAATTACCATAAAATTCTTCCCAAGAATTAAATTCATTCGGTAAATTTGTTGTATCATCTTCATCAATACCAGTTATTACATTAATAACAATATTGTTTTCATCTAGTAGTGCATAATGTGCCATTAGCTGAAACTCACATTTCCAGAACCAGCAGTAATAGTAGTAACATAATCACTTCCGTCTGTTGCAGTACTTATAGTCAAACCAGTTTGTGAAATAGTATAGGTATTAGGATAACGAAGTATTAAAATCCCAGAACCACCAGCACCAGCGTCTCCATTATACGGGCCTCCGCCACCACCACCTGAACCAGAATTTGCAGTTGCGGCATTTCCATTAACGTTATTTGTACCAGAACTTGGTGCATTACCGCCACCGTCTGCACCTTCACCGTTAACGCCACCGCCACCACCGCCTCGTCTTACAACCGATCCAGTAATAGAAGTTGGCACACCTGCACCACCGTCAAAACTATCAAATCCGTCTTTATTTTTCCAACCCATTGATCCAGCACCACCACCAGCAGAACTGTTACCACCGTGTGATCCGTCCATTCCCATATTTAAAGTACCAGCACCACCATTTCCTTGTGCAGCGGCACCACCACCGCCACCGCCACCGTCTTGTCCAGCACCAGAATTGTTAGATCCACCACGACCACCACCAGTTACGGAAATATTGCTAAAACTACTACTATTACCATTTGCTGGTGCGTTACCACCGCCACCACCAGAACCTATGGTTACTGCATAATTAACACCAGTTTCCAATTTAATAGGTTTATCAATAAATCCATTTCTTTCACCACCGAAATACGACAAATTTCCAGTTGCCACATCATAAGAACATTTAACACCACCGTGTCCACCACCACCGCCATTGTTAAAACCACCAGCACCACCACCAGCTATTATGTAATAATGAATTGCTGGATAAATTTCTATATTATTTTCATCTTTTAATTCGTCGTGTTCTTTTAATGAAAATACACCAGTATTAGAAGTGTAATCATTAGTAGGTTGGTTTCCTATATAGCCAAAACTCATTTTAAAACCTAACTTATTTCTAAAATACTTATAAAAGCTTCAAGATCGCTTGCAGCACTAGCCTTTAATTGTACTGCGTCGCCTGTTTCTAAAAACATTAAACTATCTCCGCATAATTCAATAGATGAGCCTGCCGGTACTTGTATAGCGTTAGCTATTTCGGCGGCTGTACTTAAATCACTATCTAAAATTTGAGCGAATATATTAGCACTATTAGTTCCGTCAACATTAGTTACTCTTATAGTTTTTACTATACCCTCTGTACTAGCAGGAGTTGTGTAAATAGAAGTATAAGAAGTACCAACATCTTGATAACCGTTTTTATATGCTTCAGCCATTTATTATTCCTTTCCTATCCTAAAGTCATAATTTTACCTGCACTAGCTCCTACGCTAACACTAGATAAAACCCCGCTAGTAGCCGTAATAGTTACACCGTCGGCTATAGCATTTACTAAATCACTTATTAATTCTTTTTTATTAGCGTTACTATCGTCGGCGTCAATAATTGCAATACTATCGTTAGCAACGTTTACCGTAGCACCAGTTAATGCGTTAAGATCTAAATTAACTGTAACTGATCCAGAAGGACCACCGCCACTTAAACCGTCACCAGCTACAACTTCTTCTATGTCACCAGCAATAGTTCCCCATTCTAGTCCGTCTGCACCAGCATTAACTTTAATTACTTGTCCAGATGTTCCTAATGAAGAAAGACCTGTTCCACCGTGGTTATAGCCCACAGTTTCAGATGCTTGAAATTCTGCTAAACCGTCTGCATCACCATTTGCATCAAACGTTGCTTTTACTGGTACTTTATC